GCATTTCTTCACCTGGCATTTCCTCACCTGGCATTTCTTCNCCNGGTACTTCTTCACCCATCTCCTCTTCTGGCATTTCTTCTCCAGGAACCTCTTCTCCCATACCGCCTGCGGCAGCTCCGGTTAAAGTTCCCAATACGTCAATTACTTGGGATAGATCTTGGGTTAGTCTAGGAACGTCAATGTAGTTTACAAGAATAGCATTTTCGTTTAAGCTCTCACCTTCTTCTACAATACACTCTCTAATTATATCATTAACTTCAAGAACCTCAACTCCTCCTTTATTACTTACGAATTTTGAGAAGTCTTTGGTAACATCTTGTAAAATACCCTCTTCCATACACATTGAAATTACTTCAAAGAATACAGAATGAGTTTTGGAAAGATTACTAAAGGTAGGGACAAACTTTAAGTTTGCTACATTAACTCCATATTTTTCACTTAGTAGACTAATAAGTTTAGCTTTTACAGGCTTCTTAGTCTCATAAATTTTAGAAACGAATTCTTTAATATCTTTCTTTAAAATTGTATCTGTTGAGTTTACTTCGTAAATAGAGGTAAGAGTCTCATTTAAATCGGTCTTAGTAGCAAAGCTAAAGTAAGGAACATCTTCGATTACCTTCTCCATAGTCTCTACTAAAGTTTTATCATCTGAGAAAATACAGGATGCCAAGTCTTGGATAGATTGGTTTGTAGCCCATACTCCTGAAAAATTTTCTTTAGATTCTATTAACTCTTGACGCATAAGCTCTTGCTTGCATACCATCTCATAGAGATTATTACCTTCGGATAGGTCAATTTCTAATTTCTTTGCATTGTTAATATTCTCTAGAGTTAGGTCTACATTTGAGCCTAGTACATTTGCCATTGCATTTACAATACCGATACTATCTTTAATCTCTTTATTCTGAGTAATAATATCACGATTTTCTGTAATAAAAGATTTTAAAGCTTCTTTTGCCTCGCGCAACTTGCGGAATTCTCCTGAATCTAAAATATTTGTATTATCGCTAAAAGAGGTAGAATGTTTCTCGAATTTGTAACGTAAAGAATCTATATTATTACGATCTTCGAATAGGTTAAAAATATCGCTAAAAGAAGTATCTGCTTCATTAAATTTATTCTCACGAAGATCAGATACGAAATTTGATATACCCTCAGACACTATATTATCTATTCTCTCAGCTGAGAGGTAGTTATCTGCGGTGTCTGTAGACAGATTCTGTAGCACAATGACCGAATCCTTAACTTTGTAGTTACAGGTAATTAGATTAGAATTCTCAGAAAGGAATTGAACTTCCTCCCCCATAGAATCTACTGTAAATACTTTAAAGTTTTCCCGAAGTGATCGGCTTAAGTAATCCGCAACTTTGTGCAGATTTGTAAGATTTTTATTTCTATTTTCTAATAGCATGGTTATGTTCCTAGTTTATATACTTGATATTTTATATTTAATTTTAGTTTATTGGTAAGATTTACATAGGAGGCTCTTCTGGAGGACCAGCAGCTTCGCCACCCCCCATCTCTGCGCCACCTAATTCGGAGCCAGGATCTGGAGGAGCCATAGCTGCTTGTTGTGCTTCCATTTGCTGCATTTCAGCTTCTGCCTGTTCTTCCTGTATTTCACTCATACGATCTTCTATTTCCTTAATCTCATTTTCATTCAGATGGAAGTAGTTTTCATATATGTATTCAGGGGGGAACATCTCCAAACCCTTAACAGCTTGGACTACGCGAGTCTTCATTTCATCTAATTCTAAGCGTCTCTTCTCTTGAAGGTCAGAAGGAGGACATAGAGTAACTTCTATACTTTTAATTAAATTCTTATCAAACCCTCTAAGAGTTAAATGTCTCTTAATTAAAAGATCAAGACTTTGCTCTACTTCTCGTTGAATTCTCCCAACAGCACGAGAAAATTTAATGTCAAGCTGAGATAAGTTAGATTTGCGCTCAGGAGATTGTTCTTTCTCTACAATAAAATCTTGTGGGACTTTAAGGGCTGCTAGAAGTTTATCACGGAAGTACTTTACATCATCAGTCTCACCCAAGTTTTGAGCACCGGGAAGAGTTTCAATTTTAGTACCGTTTCCTTTACCTTTTACAGGGACAAAGAAGTCCTCATCGGTTGAGAGGGGGTTATAACGCTCATTAATCTTACCTGAGGTAGGGTCAAAGAATTTTTCTTTCTTAAACTTCTGCTTAAGACGTTCCATAAACATTTCTACCTTAGACGTAGGAAGATTACCCGTATCTACGTAAAATACTCGACGTTCTGGAGCTCTGGCTAATCTATAGATTAACATAGCATCTTCCATAAGTTTTAGAGATCTCCATGCATTAATGGCAGGAAATACAATTGATTTTCCATAAGGGTAAAAGTTAGGATCTGAAGTGTGGATACGGAAATGAGAAATTTGATCTTTATTTAAATCTAAAAATTTACCGGACCCATTTGCGGTAGTGTTAGGATCGGTCATACCTCCACTACGAACATCTGGAACTTCTTGCATAAACTTTTGAAGATACCCATATTGGTTTTCAACCCGTGTAATATAATTAGGATTAAGGATTTTAAGACGCTGTATACCTGCTGAGGTGTTATTTAAGTCTACGATATTTTCTACGAAACAATCTCCATACTTTGCAACATTTCTAAAGATATCCCAAATATATTGACGTAAGTTTGTATTTTTAATAAATTCTGTAAGTTCCTCTTTAATAGGCGGACTGCTTGTGCTTATATGTAGAATATCCCCATTCAAGTGTTTCTGAGTACCATCATCCGCATAAATATCTAAAGCTGCTCCAATTTCTGGATACTCGTCCATCTTCTCATAATCCCCATACCTCTTTTTCTTATCATATTCAATTTGAGGCATATGGACCATCCCCTTACTAATTCCAATTCCTGGAAGATCAGAAAAGAGGTCTGTAGACTTGATTGTATCTCCTGACAGCCTACCTCCGCGTTTTGGTTTCCTACCACGTATAGCAAAAAATTTACCAAAAAATCCAGAAGATTTTCCGGAAGTAACTCCCAGATGTGCCCCGTTATTATTTGGGGTAGGGAATGATGTAATTGATTCGTTTAAATTTTGATCCTTATCTATTTTAGAAGCCATGATGTGTCCTCGTGAGTCTCACTATTATTAGATACCCTTACCATATTAGGTATTTCTCGTTTTGTTTCCATTTCCTCTCCTTTACCTATCTCAGGAGGGAGTCCCGTAGACAACTCTACGGACACTAAAGCCGCTAACCCTAGACTCATAACTAAATCATCATGATATCCCTTATCTGCTTCAATTTTACCGGTCTCGGTAATAATAAATGTATTTAACTCATCTACGGTTCGTTCTGAGTTAATCCTAAATCTAGAAGTACGTAAAGCCTCATCTAGGAAACTTAAAACTTTTTCTCTTGCTTGGGTTGACATTTGAAATCCGAATTCCTGCTTTTCGTCCATCCAAATATTCTCATACTCAAGTCTTTCGAATAATTCCTGAATAAGAGGTATACCTAAACCGTTTCTTTCTATTACAACATGGGCTAAATTATAATCAATTCCTACATCGTAAATGACTCTTGCAAATTCTGCTAAGGCTGTTTTATTTGAGTAAAACTCAGCAACCTGTTCTCCGTTGTATAAATTAATAACGTGAAATGCTGAGTAATCCTGACCTCTACCATAAGAAGCATCGGCTGCTAAAATATACTCTGCATAAGGATCAGGGTGCTTCCAAATTCTTAAATGTCCAGAAGTTCGTACACTATATTCACCTACATGAGTAGCGTTTAATCTTTTTAGCGTATCCCGATCTATAAACGTATCTCCGGTACCTAGGAACGAGCATTCAAATTCCTGCTCAAACATTCTAGCTCCAATAATAGGAAAATTCTTTCTATACCACTCTTCCGTATACTCCGGATGTTCCCGCCAATGAATATCAATCGGATTAAAATCATTTATGTCGTCAACCGCATCTCGATACAGTTCGTAATATAAATTAGACATTCCATTCACAGTAGAGATTAGAGTAGCTTTACCACCTGTAGCAATTGTAGGGTACACAGCAGCCCAGAACTCTCGCATCTTATCAATAAATGCAGCTTCGTCTACGATCAAATGAGATACAGATTCTCCTCGACCTGCTCCTGCGGGTTGAGACATTACACGGCTGCCTGTAGTCAAATGTAGCTTATGAGCGTTTTTAGCCAATATATTAGGCTTTAGCCATAATGGCAGATCATCATACATAAGTTTAACCCTTCTAAGGAAAGCAGTAGATTCACGATCACCAATGGATACTACCATTACATTATGATTTTCTTTAAATATAATAGACCATAATGAGTAAGCGGCACAAAGTGTAGTAGCTCCAGCCTGTCTAAATTTTCTAAGAATATTAAAGCGCTCTCCATGAACTTCATTTAAAATTCTTGTCTGAAAATTATATAAATTAAAAGGAATTATCCCTTTAATAGGATGCTCAATATTTACATAGGTTTTAATAAAGTATTCGGGAGATTCCTCACACCTTTGTATTTCATCGACTATATCTTGTTTACTGACCATAATTTATATACATATGAGAAAAATCGCAATTATTCCTTCTAAAACTCCAAATATTCCACGTCCACTTGTAAACTACTTTGAGAAAGCAGGTTGGGAACTTTACATTATGGATGGATGTTCTAGTATTTTTGAAGCCTACGAACAAGGTGTTGAAAAAGCAAATGTATCTGCTAGAGATTACGTTATTATGTGCCATGATGATATTCATATTCTTACAAACCCTGAGGACTTCAATAGTATAATAGAGGGTTTTTTACAAAAATATAAAATTGGTTTTGTAGGGGTAGCTGGGACAAAAGTATTTCAAGAATCTTGTGTATGGTGGGACGGTATGCAACATCCAGGTCAGCAGCATTTATCAGGCTTCGTATATCACGGAGCTAATTTAATGAATATGCAATCTACTCACTATGGACAAACATCAAGAGTAGTAGCTTTAGATGGAGTTTTTCTTGCGTGTAAGGGAAGTACTTTACGTACTATAAAATTATCTAAACCTGATGATTTTCAAGGTAATTGGGATTTTTATGATATTTACTATACCTTACAAGCACACATGAGAAATCTTGATAACTATACTGCACCTTTGCAAATTCTTCACATGTCGTTAGGTGAAACTGCGGGTAAGGCTTCCTGGCATGCTAACAAAGAAGCTATAAAAGCTAGATTATGGACTAGATTTCCTATAGTTCTTAAATAACATAATTTAGAAATATTACGTCTTTCTCTATTTCGTTTAATTTATTATGTCTATTTTGTTCTTTAGTATTTTTTACACTTCCATATACGGATAATATTAAATCTGATCTATCTATTATAAAATTTTCAGATAACTCTTCTAATTCTAAGTAGTTTAACATATTAGCTCTAATATTGTTTACTACTACAAGAGTTTTACATTCCTTAACAGCTCGATTTAGCAAGATTTTATTTTCTTTATTAAACTTACTAAAATGTCCCTTACTAGGGCTTACAATAATAAATGGAATTTTAAGGTAATCTAAGATTGTAGTTAAATGTAAAGATACTCCTGCTGAAGGGGTAATATACACCAATCTAGGATTAATTGATTTTAAAACCTGAACGATACGTTGTATAGCCGCAGTTCGGACTTCTCGTCCTTCTCCCTTCTTAGAGTTAATGAATATAGAGGCTCCAAAGATACCAAGAATGATATCATCTCCTTCTAACTGAAATGGTTCGGTTGTATACATCTCATATTATCTATGGTTTTCATTTCTTAGAGCCATATATAAATTAGGAAAAACATTATGAATCCAGTAGACCCAAAATTTGTAAAATCGCTCATGGAGAATATCTATGG